ATCTTCGTATTATTGGTAATGAATATCGTAATGAAGATTTTACCGCACGAGAAGTTGGACTTGAAATATACTACAACGCTCGTAACCATCAATGGTCTACTACCGAACTGCGTGAAAGGATACTCAATGAATCCCTTTGAATTTCTTAATGCAATCAATACCACTAAGAAAGATATCATGATCGATGATATAACTGAGAAAGCGTATAATGCCTTTATGGTTAATCGTTCTCTATCATATCATCCAGATACCATCCTTCTTGCAAACGAGATGAATAAATATCATCATCTAGACTCAAAACTCCAGTTTTCTTTTTTTATAAATAGTGTTAGGAAAAAGAAAAGGTTTGCTAAATGGGCTAAACCTACTAATCCTAATGACGTAGAAGTTGTTAAAGAATATTATGGCTATAGCAATGAAAAAGCACGCCAAGTTTTGACAATATTATCAAGAGAACAAATTGAAGAATTAAGGATGAAGGTGTATAAAGGTGGAAGAAAGTAAACCAATTGAGTGGACGCCGGCAATTATGCTGGAAGTTACTCTCAACGAACCAGATGATTTTCTAAAAGTAAGAGAAACTTTAACTAGGATTGGTGTGGCATCACGTCATGACAACAAGCTATTTCAGTCTTGTCATATCCTACATAAGCAAGGACGATATTTTATTGTCCACTTTAAAGAGTTATTTCTATTGGATGGTAAGCCGTCTAATCTATTAGAGAATGATATTCAACGACGTAATACTATTGCTACATTGCTTAGTGATTGGGGACTTGTAGAGTTCTCACAGAATGAAGCACTGCAAAAGGCTCCGTTGAGACAGATCAAAGTTGTATCATATAAAGAAAAGTCTAAATGGGAACTCTGCCCAAAATACAACATTGGCAATAAATAAATTCAAATAAATGAAAATAAAGGTGTACATCCTTGCTTGATTGTGGTATAATGGGACTATAATCAAAAAAGGAGAGATTTATATGATGAAAGAAAAAGTAATACTTACAGACTGTGATGGAGTCCTAGTTGACTGGGTTCACGGTTTTACCAAATGGATGATCAAGTCAGGATTTGAACGTCAAGACAATGTAACCTCATATGATATGGAGTTAATGTTTGGCATTGATCGAAATGATTGCAAAAAGCTTGTAACGCATTTTAATGAAAGCGCACAGATGAGATATCTTTCTCCTCTACGTGATGCTATTAAATATGTTCGTAAACTACACGAAGAACATGGCTATGTCTTTCGTTGTATCACTAGCATGAGCCTTGATCCTTCTGCAGCTAAGTTGCGTACGCAAAACCTAGCAGAACTATTTGGTCCAACTGTCTTTGAAGAAGTAGTTTGTTTAGATACAGGCGCTGATAAAGACGACGCATTAGAACAATACCGAGATAGCGAATGCTATTGGGTAGAAGATAAACCAGAGAATGCAGACTTAGGTATCGCACTCGGTTTAAACAGCTTACTGGTTTCACATGGGTTTAATGCTGGCTATAACGGTCAAGCTACTCGTGTACAGAACTGGAAAGAAATTTATAACATTATTACAGGATAAATCATGAGTGATATTAAAATCGTCCGTATCTCTACTGGCGAAGAACTACTATGCACCGTTGACTCAAGTAACAAGGATCATTTGACTCTATCAGATGTTTCTATCTTGATTCCAACAGAAGCTAACTCCCTTGGACTTGCACCGTTTATGGCATATTCAGATGCTAAANATGGAATGGAAATTCCACGAAGCTATGTTATGTTTATGGTAGATCCAGTAGAAACGCTTAAGAAGCAATATCAAACAATGTTTTCGAAAATCATTACAAATGAATCGAAATTGATTATCTAAAATGTATAAATAACCCTGGAATGCAGAATACTCTGGTTCCTATACAATCTTGCTTTTCACTAAGGAGAACAAAATGACAGGCAAATTTAATACTACACTATTCCCTTCATCCGCTTTCGTTGGATTTGATCATCTACTAAAAGAACTGGACCATGTTACCAAACATGCCCACGATCACTATCCGCCCCATAATATTCTAAAGACTGGCGAATCAGACTACCTTATCGAATTAGCGGTAGCAGGTTTCAGTAAAGATGGTATTAACATCGAAATGCATGAAAGGACTCTCACTATCACAGGTGAGCATGTGAAAAAAGGTCGCGAATACGTTCATCGTGGTATTTCNACGAAGAAGTTCAAACGTACCTTTAGGCTGTCCGAACACGTGCAAGTGCACGGAGCTGACATCATCGATGGTATCTTAGCAATTGAGTTGAAAGTTATTATCCCTGAAGATCAGCGTCCTCGTAAAATTAATATTGGAAAAAACGAGGAATCTACCAATGACACAACTAATACTAATACAAGCCAACTTCTTACAGAACGCAATTAGAGCTCTGTTAGATCTATTTAAAGATATAAAATCAACACGCAAGGAAACTTCAGAAGCTAAGAAAACCATCAGTGAATTATCAAAACTCTCTGATGCAGATCTACGCGATATTGGTTTAACTCGAGGAGATATTCGTGGCGTTGCTTATAAAACACATGATGCAACACTACGGAGATACTTCTAATGACTGAATCAGTAATGAAATATGCCCTAGCACCGGTTGGTGGATTCTTTAGTGGATTTAATAGCTTCTTCCTATCATTAGGAAAAGCACGAGCTGCATCTGAGCTTTCTAGAATGGGTTACCATGAAGAAGCAAAGTATCTAATGCTAACTGACGCAAAAGACTTGTAGTCATAAAAACAGAAAGTATAGTGCGGGGGCTTATATAAGTCCCCTCATTTTTTTAAACAAAAAGGAATAAAAAATGAAACATGTAATTTTAGCGGCCGCTGCGGCTGTAACTTTTGCAGGTGCTGCTGCAGCCGAAGGTTGGGAACGCCCAGCTGTAATCGGCAAAACTGAGTATAATGTAACAACTGAAAAATGGGCATATGATGCTGGTGTAAAAGTTGATATGCTTGGTGTAATGGTAACACCTAAAGTAAAAGGTGCATATTCAAGTGCTTCAAACTTTGATTTTGTTGGATCAGAAGTAAACGCTTCTTATTCAGTAAACGGTATGGCAACTGCATATGTGACAGTTACTGCTGATAATGACTGGAAATATAAAGATACGACAGTAGGCGTAAGCTTTAGTTTTTAACGCTGTAAGACTCCCTTGTATAAATAAAACATAATGTACAAGGGAGTTAAACAATGTATGAATACAAATGCACTATAGTGCGAGTGATTGATGGAGATACAGTTGATGTAGACATCGATCTAGGATTCGGTATTATCATGGCAGATGAGCGAGTTCGAATCATGGGTATTGATACACCCGAATCACGTACAAGTGATAAAGTAGAAAAGCTATTTGGTAAAGCTGCAAAGGCTAGATTACAAGAGCTACTTGGAGAAACAAGTATTCTACGAACACAAATTAATAAAAATGGTGAAGACATGAAGGGCAAGTTCGGCCGTGTACTTGGCGACTTTGTTGCTAAAGACGGAAGAATGGTCACTGAAGTTATGACAGAAGAAGGTCACTGCGTACCTTATACTGGAGGATCTAAAGAAGAGACACATGCTGCACACCTTGCTAATAGAGTAAGATTACTAGGTGAAGGTATTGTGACTCAAGAACAAATAGATAAAGTGAAATAATTTGTGTACATTGTATCGTGTATATGGTATAATGTATAAATAACACGTAAACGTTGAAGCAACGTGAACACATACTGGACTGGGGGGCAGTACCCCACAGCTCCACCAAAATTACTTAGGAGAAGACAATGATCGAATGGATTAAGACTTCATATCTTGATTGGATGGCTAAGAAAGAAGCAGAGGTACCAAAATACCTATCTGGCAAGTAATTTTGATGGGGCTGAACTAGGATCGACAGGTGTCGTAGTGAAGTGGAGTTTACCGGATGATCGCGTATAGATCAAACCTAATAATTGCAAATGACAATTATAAACCATCTGGATTAGCACTAGCTGCATAATCACAGGGAGCTGGCCACTTGCTTAGCAACAGAAAAGTGGCACGAATTTACTATGTACATATCACTCAATATGTGGTATAATTGACCTATTACATTATGGAGATCCAATTTGGAATTTTACACAAACGTTGCACGTTATGGCAACAGTCTATTATATCGTGGCTACAAAAACGGCCATAGATTTGAAGATCGGATTAAGTTTGGTCCAACCCTCTATCAAAAAGATATCAGTGGTACTGCCTATGCTTTAG